CGATTGGTGTCAATAATTACGGTAATACTGAAAGTAATAACGGGTCGCGTAGAGGAAGTAATTTAGGTTCGGCAAATAGTATACCGAACTGGAAGGGCGGCAAACGCAAAACCCGCCGCAATCGCAGCCGCCGTTAAGCGACCCGTCCGCCCATCTGCTTATACACGTCTAAAAGCGACTCAAATGGAATCTTATTCGCGTCACATATAGCGCGAATCCGCATTTTCCCGTTGTAGTGGCATATCCACAGTCCAGCGGTATACATTGTCTTTTTTCCGTAGATACGGATTTGCTCGGCTAGAATTTGACCGGTGGTTGGCGGCAACTTGAAATCGGTATCTATATCGTATAACTCTTCATAGCATAGCTGGGTTGCCCCGCGCTCTACAAACTGACCTGTACCTCCTGACAAATCCTTATATACGATGATAGTTTCTATCCACGTATAATAGTCGCAGCCCATCTTCTTCTCTTTATTGCCGGCGGTTTAGATTTCATCACGGACTGCCATAATCTCACACGAACCGAACACGGGTGGCATATAGTTATAGATATGCCACGAGTGGACCCCGCTTTTACCGTACCTCCAGGGCGCCGTCCAGCTAGGACGTGCCTCTCCGCCCAAATATCCACTAGACGCAAATAGTAGAGAATCCTTATAGCCTGCTCCTACCGATTCTAGAACGTACCGAAATCCGCGGGTGCCGGTATTGGGTTTGAGTTTACCACCGACCAAATATCCGCACCAGATCACTTCAAAAATCCGTTCGTCTCCTGGGATAGAACGCCGCCGAGTATTTGCTACAACAACGACCTTACGTAGTTCTGCTTCTAGATCGGGGCGCTTCTTCGTAATCCAAACATCAATATGGTCGGAGCGATTTATCGGTTTTGTAGCAACAATTTGCGCCGGCGGCTTGCCCTCACCCTCATTCATCATCCAACTACGAAATGACATCTGCCACATACCGCTAAACTGCGACCAATCCATTTTCTCACAGCTGACCGAGCCGACAAGTTTATTCGTCGGTGCCATTGCGTAGGTATCCGTCCGTAGAGCGGTGCTAAAAAACGGCGTCGTCGCCGTTTCGCGCGCCCAAAGGTGTGCTACGGGCAGCTTGGCAGACGTCCAACAATCCATCATTCCAATCATATAGCCGGCAACCCCACGACCCCGCCACCCTTTCGCCAAACAGAGTCCCTCAATCACTCTCATCCCGCCGTAGTGTAGCATTGCACCCGTGGAAAATTCGGTGTTTCCGCCCGAAAACGGTGCACTCACAATCGTCGCTACGAGTTTGCCCGTGGTGTCAAACGAGCCTAACACGACTACGGAGGGGTCTTTCAAATACGCCGAAACCCACGCCGGCTGGGCGTCCATATACCAGTCGTCACCGCCGTAGGATGCCGTCCAAAACGCCGCCAACGCACCTACATCATCAATTGTTAGACGTACAGGAGGCGAGAGTCCGTCGGGCGTTTTCGGCTCGGCGGGGGTCTTGAGACGTAAAAACCGCGACGTATGGTCGGCAAACCAGGTGTCTAGCCAACGGGGTGCGGCGGACGTTTTTGACCAAAAAGGCATCTTACTCAAACAAAGCGTCCAGTCCTTATATGGTTACGCGGCACTGAGGGCACTTCCGCTCCCGTTGCCTTGCCGCCGTCAAACACGGTGTACAGTAGACGTGACCGCAGTGCGTCATCACGATGTTCTCAGCGGTCACAGCGTCGTAGCAAATAGGACAGGTAATCGGTTTCTCCAGTGCTAAGGACATCTCAAGATGCTGTCGGGCAATGTGTGGTGCGACATCTACAGGAGCGGTGAGGACGGGTTCGGCGGCAATACGGCGAGGTGCGGGCACAGCCGGCACAGCCGGTGCCGGTGCCATCGTGACTCCGAAACGGGCAAAACGGGCGGCACGAACACTCTCACGGAAGGCTTCATATAAGAGGTGATTATTGAGGTCACTGGCGAACCGAAACGGTAACGTATTGGGCGTCACAGGCGAATTCGTATATGTGCTTAGAACCGATGCGTGATTGACAAGCGTAGCACGATGCGTATCGCATAGATGGTCGTGCGGCGAGCCAACGCCTGCGCACTGTACGTTTTGGCTAGATGGAATGGCGTAACAGGTTTGTGCCGTATCTGTTTCTAGATTGAGCCCCTCGTAGAGTTTGATAGCAATAGCTTCTTTGCATTTCTGTGTCATCGCATCTTTCTCGTGCTTATCATTCTCGGTCTTCACACGTAACTTGAGAGCGTGCTCTGCGGCTTTCGCTTCGGCGTATTCCTTTTCGGTACCAGGTGTCTGTGTAATGGTCATCAGGGCAAATGCCTTGCTGGTTCGGTCCGCTGCTTTCATCAGCGCCGAGGTATTATCGGCGGTCCGTGCCGCCTCTTTTGCCGCTTCTTTTGCGATACTCTGATTATGACTACCGCATAGTTGTTTACTCGGGTTTGAGGGTGCCCACTTAGAAGTGCAGGGGGTAAAATTTGCTTTGATTGCTTTACACGTTGGCATACTATCCTATTTTCTACTTCTGCTAGCCTCCGTCATTTTTTCTAAGCCGTCTTGCCCCGCCTAAAAATTGACCCCCCAAGCCGACCCCCGAAACCACCAGCCCTCCTAGGATGACTAGCCACAGCCCCAGCCCCGCAATGATCCCAAATTCGCCCCTCTTCCTCCCCTCCACGCAGACCGCCACCCAACCTCCACAACTAATGTTAGAAACCCAGGCGGTACTGAAGAATCCGAATCGCTGTAACCACGCCGATTGTAAGGTGAAGTTGCTGCTGAGCGATATGGCGTGTAAGTGCGGCTCGCGTTTCTGTGGAAAGCATAGGTACGCAGAAGAGCATCGGTGCTCTTTTGACTACCGGCAGTCCGCCGCAAAGAATCTTTCTACCAGTCTTGTGAAGTGTGTTGCTACCTCGTTGAAGCAGACTATCTAACAAAACAGAATAGGTACTGGTACTCGTAGCCAATAGGTGTGAGATCAATAAACTGTTTGAAGGTGAAGCCGTTCGCTTCGACTTCGGCGACCACTTCGTCCATTTTGGGCATACGGAGATGGTGGATTTGGCGGCGCATCTTTTTACTATCCTTGAAACGGAACTCCTCGCGGAACTCGGCACGGTTATCGTCCAGCGAGAAATCGGCTTCGTATTCAAACTTATCAAAGGTAACCTTGCTCCGGGTGATACGCTCTTTAGCATATTTTTGTACACTAAAAGCGACAAAGGGAGAGGCGGATTCTAGAATAGGGTCAAATTTATCGCGATTCACCAGGTGAATGACGAGACAGCCGCCAGGTTGGAGCCAGTTGAAGATATTGCGGAATACCTGGTCGCGGTCGCGCAGGTAGTAATAGGTGAAATAGTACATTGTGACAAGATTGAATTCGGAGGCGGCGAATGAGCCGATGTTTTCGGCTTCTTTGACTCGGTAATCGTTCTTAGGGAACTTCTTACGGGCAACAGCGACCATCGCATCTGAGGCGTCCATGCCGATGATCTTGCCGACACCCTCTTTTCTGAACTCCTCTACATCGCCACCGGTACCAGAGCCAATATCTAGAACTTCAATTGTCTTCGCTTCGGGTCGGTATCCCTTCGCCCAGATGAGGGAGAGACCGACTTCCTGTTTTTGTCGTACGGAGCCGTCTACAATCGTATCGTAGATTTTGGCGTAGAATTTGTCGTAGAGAGTTTCGTTTCCTAGTACGACAATATTGGCTTCGGGCGAGTCATCGGGATTCGCAAACGCCTCTATATCGTCCAATTCGGTGATGCGGTTTCCTGTCATCATCCAGCGAATATAGAGATAGTTCGCCAGGAGTATAGATATAATCACCACCAAAACAATTTGAATGGTGTCTAGAGCATCAATCCTGCCATTGAACCACTTGCTGGACATTCCTATTAGATGTTCTCAATTTAGGTGCGTCCGTAACGAGCCACTAGATTTCGCAACTCACTATAAGATATGGAGGTAGGTCCGAAGGCTACAAATAAACATACTCTTTGTGGTTATGCGTGGGGCGATGTGGTGAATTCGCTGATTAAGGCGATTGGTGCGGGCGATATGGTACGCTCCCAGCGTTGGGCGGCAGAGCTCGTATGCTCTGAGCAGGGATTGGGTAAATTAGAAGCCGCCTTAGTTCAGGCGTGGGCAACACACGTGGCGGCGAATAATCCGGCGTGGTGTATGTCGTGGGTTCACGCGGCGACGTATATACGGGCGTTATGGGCACGGAGCGGCGAATCTACAAAGGCAATAAGGAATACACCACAGGTGAGACAACACGTAGCGGAAGCTGTGTCTAGCCTAGTTTTGTCGGAAAAAAAGCAGTTGCCGAAGTTGCCTACGGCGGAGGACTGTTTTCGTGATGCGGAGGCGATGCGTACCCGATTCCGAACGGGGCAGGGGGTCGTAGATCAGTTGAGTTGCCGCCGAACGTGGGCGGCGGGTATTGAAAGCAATGATCTCAGAATGATTGGCAATGAGTTTGAGGCAGCGTGTAGGGCAAGCAATCTCAATCGGGCGCTGTTTTGGGTCATTTGGTTTATTACGTTGGATACGCAGACAGAGCAGCCGGCGGTGAAAGAGCGCGGACCGAGCCACCTGACCCCCAAACAACGAAAGAGTGTGCTATGGTTTTTGGTAGATGTGATGAAAGATATGGCAAACGATATTGCATTTTTGTCTACAGACGAGCGGTCAGGTATTTTCAATGCGATAAATATTACTTGGAATAAGCTGGGGGCGAAGGGGCGGCGCGATTGTCTTGCCGCTTTAACAATGATGATTTGCGAGCATATCGCGCGCCGGTCAACGCCGCGGCTGACTGCGGGTCCGAATATTCCGTCGTACGATGCTGTTAAATCGCAGAATGCGGGTATTGATAATATTTACACGGCAATAGCGGAAGAGGCTCGTAAATTTGTGTTAGAAGCGCCGAAGATGAATGGACTGGTAGAGGATGCTGCGGCGAAAGCGGCTGCGAAGCTGTCGGCGGTGGATAAGATGGCGCTGGCGTACGCACTTCTTTCGGGATCGGGTGGTAAAAAATAAATGACCTGCCACGCTAGAATGGCGACGCAGCTTTCGTCTACGCCAGTTTTGAATAAGCAGCTTACGGGTCTTTTTGATGGTATGCGCTCCTCGCTATCCAATGTAACCGCTGGGATGCGAACATATACGATTAATACCCCAGACTCTGGATTTCCGTTTTGGGGGATGCTTCTTGTTGCGATTGTAGCAATCGCCGTGGTGTCCTGGTTTATACATTATCGTATGTTTCTGGAAACCCCGTATAATATTGCGCGCATTATTCGCGACAATGTGAAGGCGGCGAACCATTATGATTTAGACAATCAGAACCGTAAGGGACTGCCGGATTTATACAATAGTCTCGTCAGCCAGGGCTACGCAGAGGAGAATCTTGGATTTACCAATTTTTACGTGAGTACGGTGAATGCGAGCGGCATTTTCTTCCCTGGGGTGAATGGTGTGGTATCTATTGATGCGGCGCGACTGGCGGTGGCGGGCGGGGCACGGGCGTTCGTATTTGATTTATGGCCGGATATAGAGCCAGGTGGCAACTTTGGACCGACGATTCAGGTAATTGAGGCAAATAGTATGTGGCGGCGTACAACGCTGAATGTCCTGCCGTTTGTGAACGTTCTTCAAACCCTCGTTTCGGAAGCGCTTCAAACAACAACCAATCCCGGTCATCAGGACCCGCTCATACTCTATTTACGTTTCCGTGGCAATCCTCGCCCGTCTACGTTTGACATGACGGCGGATGCGCTTCAGTCGGTAATTACACCGTATCGGATGGACTTAGCGTTTAATAACTGCCGTGGAGCGGACCGTCTTTTCAAGGTGCCGATTGACCAGCTTTTCTCCAAGGTAATTGTCGTATCTAATGTTCGTGGCTCAGGTCGCTTTATGGATTTCGTGAATTTTTCTGTAAAAGACGGTATTGAATTGGAGTACCCTGCGGGACAGATTCAGACCATTTCGGGCGATGCGGCGTCGCAAGCGAAGAAGAAGATTCTGATGAATCTGACATTTATTGCACCGTTGAGTGAAGATCCTTTGGCGGAGTCAAACGATTATTTAGTACCGGCGGCACAGGGATTGGGCATTCAGTTTGTTGCAATGAACTTTTGGAGTAAGGGTGTTCAGTTGAAGAACTATATGAAGATGTTTGGCAAATATAGTTTTGCGCTCAAGCCGCGTCCTCTACAATATGTTATTACGCATTTGGAGGCGCCGCGTATGCCACCGAACTACGATTGGGGTGCTGGCGATTCGGCGGGTACACCGAAGACCCCGCCGGATATCAAACCGCCGGTGTAAATTCGCATTCACAAAATTTGATAATACTGTTTACAATTTAGAAGATTGTAAACAATGTTTCGTAAACTCTTGCGTATATTTATTGTATCTAGGGAACCGGCACTTCTAGGACGATGGACTATTACGGATATGAAAAAGAATAAGATTAAGATTGATTGGGCGAATGTTGATCATTGTGGCACGTGTAGTTATGAGGTGAAGAAGAAGCCAGAGCCACCTCATATTAAACCAAAGCTAAAGTGAGCGCGCCGGCAATAGAATCTAAGTCGTGTGACCGAATGCCAGTCCACCACTGGTGGGTTCCGCACATTGTGGGCACGAAGGCGAATTCACCAAAAAACGCCACAGACTCTTCCATGGTTGGCGTTTTGAAATGAAGTTTTTCTACGGCTTCGCTAATAAAACAATCTTGTGCTTTTTGGATGGGAAAATTCAGAGAACACACGTTCTTCATCATAGAACGTTTGCGGTAGGAGAGACCGCCGCCACCGGCAGCGGAGGGCGCCCACGGCCACTTGGACGCCACATAGTCGTAGTCTAGAAGCGATGCCGGCAGAGGCTTCGTCAGATAGGTATCGGTCTCCATCATGAGTAGGTGCTCTTCAAGAAATAGTTCCCAAAACCGCCATTCTTGTAAAACCGTATTATATTCGGTCTTACCCTCTTCGGGCGTACCGAGTCCTTTGAAAAATGGAATAATACGAACCGAGGCGGCTTGCGACCCCGCGCACGCTTTCACGTATGCCTCATTAACATCGCTACAAATAACGGTAATACTCCAACCACGGGCGTAGTACGCGGCATTTTGTAGACAGAATCGTAGATTGGGGTGAAGGCGTCGTTCAACAATAACCACGGTCTTATCTCCGTAGGTAGGAATTATACAGGAATCCCAGTATCGTTGGAATTCAGCACCGTAGCGGTGGTTAAGGGTGCCAAAGACAAACGGCTCTAGTTCCATACGGCAGGTATGTAAAAACTCCCCTTCATCCTTGTATTTACGGGAAGCAATCTGCTCAAACGCGTTATGAATGAGCACAGCGTCGTATTTAATAGACATTCTATCCTATACGAATTAAGTTTGGTTTAGATTAGCGACGCCCCCTTGTAGTCCGCCGACGCCGTAGAGTTTTACGCTTACGTGCCGCTGCAGCGTTTGATCTACGCGGTAGCATACACTGAGCATCAGATGCTTCAACGAAGAAAGGTGTAACCGCGCCGTTTTCTTCGCCGTCACCTCCGTGCTGTCTGCGACCACGACGCCGTGTACCGCCCCGCTGTTGGAATTTACGATTGTAATTATTTCTATAGACGTCGTAAATTTGCCTGTAACGGGCTTTATTCTCCGCTGTGACTTCAGGATAGTCGGCAGCATTCGTATCCAAACGAGTAAGAATGGCTTGAACTTCTTGCGGGTGAATCTTGGCATCGCAAGTAGGATAGTTCCAGCACATACCAATATCCCCTCCTCGCCCCTGTCTATATTCATCATTACGAGATTGTAATAGATTAAACAAACCTTCTAGCCCAATGTATTCGTCCGCATGAGTATTGACTTCGCCGTTTTGGCGCCGATGAATGAATTGAATCGCCGGTCTTACCGTGTCCATAGTTGTAGCATCGTCACCTTCAGGAAGAACAATGGGGAGCAACACATCCCCAGCGGCACCATTCCGAGGCACATTGGGATAAACAAGATTATTATTTTCTGGAGGCGCAGGTGGACGATTAGGGAAGGCAGTCGTAGGGATATTAAACCGTTTTTCGGTAAGCAGTGTTTGTAAATGGGCTCTTAGCATAGGGTCAATATTAAGGGGAGAATTCCATACCTGGTCAATCATATATTTCTTAGCAGCCTCTAATGTTATTCTACCAATTTGGGCTTTGAGAATATTTGCTACTTCACGGATTTTCTGGAAACGGATAAATTTCTCTAGAAGCATACCACCACCGTAGGCTGTACAGTCGTTTGAGAACGGCGAGGCGCCAGCACCAGGACGAATCAAATCGCTACGAGGACCGTCCGCCGGTCCAAGGGCGTGATGGGCAGGGACAATATCTTCAGGATGATCAATACGCCGGTGCTCTTGGCATACACGACCGCATAAGGTACACCACCATAACTCATTAAATCTATCCTTATATTTATTATACAAGTCTACAGAATACGGTGTTTGTAAGTTAGGGCATTGATGATGCATAAACATACATCCGTCTTCACGGCGGACATAGGATAAGCATACAGGGCAGCAGGAGAAATTCTTTGCTTCCATACCTTCTTCGGAAAAAATCGTATCCATAAGGGTGACATCGCTTTGGGCAAATCCCTGCCACATTGGTATTGCTTCCGCCCCTCCAAACCACTCTCCATATGCTTCACGCCCAAGAATATGATGGATTTCTGTAAGGGCGAGTGTTTTATTACACTCTCGCCAATAGCAGGGAATTGCGTCTTTGGGAAACCTTTTATGGCGGCGTAAATGATCCTTGAATTTTGCCTGAGAAATACCGACGGCTAATGGGTGGTTATGAATATCATAGACTAATGCACCTGCCTCTGCGTAGTCTGTAGCAACTTCTACCTTTCGTAAACTGTTACCAAAAAGTTGCCCTAAATATATATTAAAAACTTCTGGTTCCATGAATAGACTTCTAAGATCAAAGTCATTACGGTCAAACGGTATGTCACCTTTATTTTTATATAAAATTGTTCCTAATGTAAATCCCGTCGTGATTTTAATTCTAAGACCTTCTTCCCTATTTTCTTGCCTATTTGAATATTTTATAGGAAGCATTTGATATTCTAAAAATTTATTCATGGCAAGGGCAAATGCGCGTATACCGTCCGCCTGCCACGCAATATCAGGTACCACGGTTGACATAAATTCGGCTGCCAACGCTTGTCTATTGTCTACATTTTCGTAATCTTCGGAGTCGTAGCCGGTATCCTTAAAATTGTTCCAAAAACTATCTAATGGCATAGCGTTCCAAATAAGAAATCCTTTTGTTATTATCTGCATTCCTGTAGCGTTGACGGCGGATAGATGTGGCAAATTTTGAGCAAGGGGAATTAATACATTTTTGCTAGGCAACATATTGTCAGCAATAGAAGGAAGATAACTCTTTGCAGTTCTAAATGTTGTGGCTGAACCTGATAGCCACGCTGTAGCAACCGAGGCAAACCAACGATTCCAAAATTCGGGCTTTGTTTTACGAATACGAAATTGATTCTTATCTTTTGTACATGCGCCCTGGTCCGTTGGTAAAACGTCAAATGTCTCTCTAGCCCCTTCAACTGAGATACTAAAACCACGTTTCATGTATTTATCCATACGCTTACGAATATACACATTGCCACGCATCAGCGCAACAACATATTCGGACTGAAGAGTTGCCCTTTTATCGCGAATATCTTGTGGGTGACTTGCGTATACGTGAGCGCCGTCGTACCAGATTTGGCAAATTGTTAAATCAAAATTGGTGACAACCTGTTGGACGCTACGGCGGTGACGAACCGACATAATATCTGTAGGATTATCCTCATGCTGATTGGTAAATGTATGAACTCGGCGAATACCATTTTTCCTTAGAAACGATTCGCAGTAACTACTCGCCGGTAAAACTTTATACCGTCCATTTTCTAAAAGCCCTCCTTCACCCGTGTAGAGTCCGTCAATCAGTCGGGGGGTCATACGAACAGGGACATAAATATCTAAGTCATTCACTTCGGGTGATCTGCGTGGATTGTTTCCTCGTAGACCACGAACATCGGCGTTCCAGGGCGACACGGCGCGTAATATAGAGCCACCGGCAATAATCGCACCGGTCTCTAAAAGCAGGGCATTCACACGATCCATATTATCGGCGCCAAACTTGCCAGTAAGCATGGTGCGCACGGGCTCTAGCCATTCGGCGACTATCTCAAACGGCTTGACGGCAGGTTCGGCATCTTGAACCGCCGGTACGGGTACGGGCGGTGCAACAATCATCGGCATCCCTTTCTTACTTTATGCCAAGTTTATGTTTACCGATTATTTCTTCACGGACGTAATATACCAGAGGTCTGACGTGAGCGACGAATTCGACAAATACGCATAGGGAATATAGCCGTATCCGTGGTCACCCCATCCTGAGCCCCAGCTGTTACGGAAAATAAACCATTGGTGGGTGTCGTCGTAGCCAACGGCGACTACGGCGTGTCCACCGAGTATAGATTCACGTGGTCCAGGCATAGGTATAATGCCGGTTGCCGACGCCGAGGCACTCTCAAATGACGAATAGACCGTAAATCCAAAGACAAAGGGATAGCCCTGGGAGAGCGCCTGCTTCATAGTTGCTAGGTTTGGCTGAATATTCTGTGCAGTTAAGACACGATCGGCAAGTGCCGCTGTATACATCGCCGCTGTTGGTTTTACAGCATATTTGCTGATAATATACGGACAGAGAGACTCGCTACAGAGTCCATACGTTTTCATCGCGGCAATACCGTCGTGTAGATACGCACCGGAGTCATATGTGATAGTTCTCTCCAACATACGCTCGTTATAGTATAAGAAGAGCCGAGAGCCCGTAAAGCCAGGGGCATTAAATGCGAACGCAGCACAGAGCGCGTTCGCCGTACAACTACCAAGGGCACCCTGGTCATATACGGGAGGAAAACGGGAGCGTAAGTCAACGGTGGCAGCGGGTCCCGCTACACGACCAGAAGGAAGATTCAGAAAATTCAACTTATTGGGTGGAAGGCGTGATATTAAACAATTGTAAATACGTTTTTCACCATTTGGATTTAATGCGGCAATGCTGCTCAAACGGGGCGGGCGAGGGATTCTAAAACGTGGTTCAGCCGCAACTATTGCTGTGCTTGGTGTAGATGGAGGCGCCGAAGAAGCACCTATCGCAGCAAGAATAGACGGTACAGGGAATGCACCAGGCATACCTGTAGCACGAGGTGCAGGCGGACGAGGCGTAGAATTTACAGGAGGAACAAATGGGGTAGGCGGAGTAAAGGATGGGCGGGGTCCGCGAATGCCCAATGACGCTAAATCTGGAAGAGGGCGCTGTTCGCTCATTCTACAATGGCAATAGAAAAACCCACCCGCTTAGTAGGTAAATGAGCACCTACACGCCGTATAAGCCCCATCATCACGATGCCGTAGAACGGCTTGGTGAAGAGACATTTGACCATACCTATATACACGAATTCCGTGCGACTCTGAGGGATGCCGATCCAAAATCAATTGTTGTGCTCAACAAACGCCAAATCGTAGGCTTTGCCTTACTGAGACATACAAAAATGTTTCGGTATTTGGATACCATAGAACTCGCCTACTTGGTCGTCCATCCCGAGTTTCAAGGCAAAGGAATCGGTTCAACATTGCTACAAAAAGTAAAAATGATGAGCCCTAACGTCATATTAGAGGTTGCCTATGACAATCCAGACGCCGAGAGGCTGTATAGACGCAATGGATTTGAGACTTGGCGGCACCTATATACTAAAGCGAACGGTGGATACCTACTCGGCTGGTCTAAACAGCGGAACGAACTGATGCCTCGGCTACGGTCACATCAATCTCCACCAGCGGATGGAATAGTGGCTCTGTAGAGGACGGGTTGCCGGCGAAACGGTAACAGGCGTAGCCGCCGTTTTCCGTGGAGTTCAACTCGCAATCCACCGCCGATTTCTTCATAACGTCCAAAATGGAATCACTTAGATGCTTCTTGGACATTAACAGCCGAAAGATAGACTGGTCCGTCGTATCACCGCCGTCAATATTCGTAATTGTCTCGTCCACTAATCTTTCTTTCACCTGACGATCCGAAAATTTCATCACGTAGGTGAAAATATCTACGTTGCGCTCATCGGGCGGCAAGTCCATATGCGAGCAGATACGAATCGCGCGACCCTTCACCTGGTCAAGACGGACGTAGTTCCAGTACGGCTCCATAATGTGGACCTGGCGAACATTTGCAAGCGAGATACCCTCGGCACCCGACTGGGTAATCATAATGACTTTTATAATTTCGCCGTGAAGATTATTCTCCGCTCCAAACAGCTCTTTCACCTGCGTCGCTAGAGTGCCAGGTACGCGACCCCATTTGCCATTAAAGATAGCCAGCATGATATTACGCTTATCGCGCTCTTCGTCGCCGGTATACGTGATGTAGCGTAAACCCGCACCTGCGCCGGCAGCAATCGTTTCAGGCGACAGCGCCCAGTCTCCGAGTGGCGTCTTTATAATATCAAACTTCGTATACTTTTGTTGGAATTCCAGGGCAACTGAAAATAGACCCACGCCCTCTAGCGTCTTGAAATTGGAATAAACGAGAACCGGTCCCTTGGATAGCACCACACGGTCAAGAATTGCCTGGAATTTAGGGGAGATAGTGGGCAATGCCTCGGGCGAGAAGTATTCGGCAGCGCGGCTGCGAAGCATCGCTACGGCAGCGGTTAACGCTTCAGCGTAGGTGGCAGGCGGTAACGCTTTTGCCGCATTTTCGGCAACACCGGCGGCGGCAGCCGTCTCTTCAGCGGCAGTCGGCGTGCCAGCGGCATCCTCGCTGGTCATTTCGGCACGCTCGCCCGCTTCCGCCTCCTCGGCAACCTTCTCCACCTCGGTTACTTCATTTTCGGAATTGAGAACGCCGTCGTCGGTGACGACCGTTTGTTTCTTGGCACCGATCATTTTGAGGACGTCGCGGTAATCGGCGGGAATAGGGCGTTCATAGTCGGCGGGGAAGACGAAGTTACAGGCAGCGCGCGAGAAAATCTTAAACGTAGAGTTAATATTCTTTGAAATCTGCGAATAGACGCTTTCGGCACCAGGTTTCTTCTCCTTACGCGCACGCACCTCTTTGTCTATTTCGGGTTTCCGCTGCTCGGTATATTTCTTGAGTTGTAGATCGCTCATATCTAGCATCACAATTTCGTCGCGATTTACAGTCGCCATCAGGTCTGCCTTACCGCCCTTGTAATACGAAATGAGTCCAGACAGGCGAGCCATTAGGGGTAGAGCAAGTCGCGGCTTCACTTCCAACTTATCAGTATCAATGAAGAGTTCACGGAACTGCTTTTCGGTATCGGGCAGACGTGACACCGATTTGAATGTGACGGCGGCAAAGGAGGTGATGCCCGCAGTGGCGAGGGA